TCCATGGGTTTTGTTTTTTCTTTTTGCGCTGTGTCGTCACTCCAGCGAACCTCGGTTCCGCGTCAAGGTCGAAAACGGCGACACAAAAATAGCGTCCAAACTATCCCAAACTTGCGTAATCCGTTGCTTGATCGGCGGTTGCGCAGCTCCCGTAATCTCATAGCTCGGAAGCGCGTGCCCCGGATTGAAACCTTGCGGACTCATGAACGGAAACTGTGGCGATTTCAGAAATGATGAAACTGTCGTCGCGCCGTTTTTCACGATCGGCGCCGGCTTGCCATAGGCGAGCGTACCGCCAGCAAGCCCACCGCTCGAAAAGCCGGGTGCCTTCAACGCTGCCTTTTTGGTGACCGGCTTAGCCGTGTTGTCCCAAATTGCCATCTGTCTTAGCCTCTAGTTTTGTGATCCGCGTGTCAAAACTTTCGATCACGTCAGCCGCCTGCCGCAAGAGCTGGACATATTGTCCGCCGAACGGAATTTGAATTGACCGCAACGTGGTCAAAAGCTTCTGCATTTCGTCGGTCATTCGGTATCGTTCCTCGTGTTGCTCCGGTACGAACCGGGCCGTCAATTGCTCGTGACCGGCAGCATCGCTGCAAGCGGCGGCGGATACAGCCACGCCACGTTCGCCTGCGCGAACCAAGGCCCCACCGCGCCGCCTGGCGCAACGCTCTCGCTCACGAGCTGTTCGCCCACACTACCGGCCGCGCGCGGTTCGTTGCGGTCGCCCTGGTCCGGCGGCACGATCTCCGCGCCGCCGTGCGCGCGCCAAACATACCAAAGCACGCCAGCGGCCACGATCAAGGTCAGGACAAACAGCGTGCTCGGCTTCATTTTTGCGTCCTTAAAATAGCTTGCTCCACAAGCTTTGCGTTGCAATCGCCTGTGTTGCCGCCGCCTGTGTCGCCACTTCGCTCGCCTGTACTTGCGATTGCTTTACTAAAGCGTTCGTGATCAGCGCCGTCTGTTGCGTCTGTCCAGCCGTCGCAATGCCGAGCTGCGCCGTTGACTGATTTTGTCCGTTGATTGCGACATTCGCCTGCAATGTGTCCTGCGTCGTGAGGGCTTGCAGGCTCGTGCTCAATTGTTCGTCCGCGATGTTAGCCTGCAATTGGTTTGCGTTATTCGCCAGCTCATAAGCGAGCTGGTCATGCGTGACGCCCGCGGCCGTCTGCTGGTTTGCCACGTCCGCCGCCGCCGCCGTCTGTTGCTGTTGCGACTGTGCTGCGAGCTGTGCCGCGCCGAGCTGTTCGTCCGCCGCGATCGTGCTCGCATCCGATCCCGTGGGGCTTGTCGAGCTGCCCCCGGCGCCCGAAAAATAGTACAGCACGAGCAAGCCGAGGGCGCCGCCGCCGACCAGCAGCTTGTGCCCTTTGATCCACTCCCAAACTTTGCCCATATCTGTTCTCTTTTTTGTTTGGGGCAGCCCACCGCGAATGTATGCAGGAAGTGCTACCGTTCCCCTTTTGTCCCGCCCCGTGGCGCGCGTCAACCCGGCAGCATGTATTGGCCGGGATTGAGCGTGATCCCCGCATAGGCGGCCTGCACAGCGCCCGGCTGTGGGCTTGTAACATCGATCAGCGGTCCCGGATACATGCCGCCGGTCAGCACGCCCGGCGAGCCGATCGCGGTCAAGGTCACGCCCTGCAATGGCTGTAGAACCGGCTCGGTCGACATGAATTCGCGCGCATTCCCCGGCCCGTTGCCGATCGGCGAATACTTCGGGAGTGCCTGCGTGTCATAGCTGTACGCCATCGCCCCCGGATCTGGGAGGGCGTGGCGGGTGTAGACGATATGGAATGGCACGCCGTAGCCGCTCTTAGGCGCGCTGGTAGCGCCGATCGGCTTGCGGCTATGCTGCTTGCGTCCAAACCAACGGCGCATTGGGTGCCCTTCCTTAGAGGTTCGGGAGGCCAAAATTCGGCATGATCCCGCCAAAGCCGCCCCCGGCCGAATTGACCGGCGCCGAAACACTCCCCGTGACCGGGCCTGTGGCCGCGCTCAAAGCATTGCTGAACGCCGCGCTTCCCGCGCCGATCACGCTTGCGGTCTGCGACTTGCCCGACACGAGCACCGCGAGAATGGCGACGCCCACAATCAGGCTCGCAATCGTAACAATGGCTTCTGTGAGCTGGTTCATGGTGTCGAAACCCCTAGTGCGCTTGCAGCGGGAAAAGGCAAACTTGGTGCGGCCGTGGTCGCGGGTGTCGGCGCAGACGCGCCAGGGAAAGCTTGTGCCCCCTTGATAGCTTGCACGAACTTTTGAAAAAATGAAGCGTTGTGCAAGAGCAACGATAAAATGATCAACGCCATGAAATAGTGCGAAAACGTCCGCAGCTCCGGTATGACGCCGAGAGCTCCGGTTGCCCCCACTGCTACGCCATACCACACGAAGCCAGTGCTCGCCCCATCGCCCACCAAATCCTTGACCAGCATCGAACCGAACGCCGCATAGGTGTTGCGCGCTCCGGTCACGATCAAAACAAGGCCAATGAAAATGAGGGCGAACGGCATTCAAGGCGCTCCTATTGCCGCCGCCGTCGTCAGCCAGCTCGGAACCGTATTTCCCGCCGCGCTGAAGGTCTGCGCCACGTTTTGAGCTGCGCTCGTGGTGCTCGGCGCCGTCGCCGGCGACGTGCCGCCGGTCCCCGAAAACAAGAGCGCCAAATAAGCATCAAGTTCGCCGCGTTGCGTGATATAAATCAGGAACGCGGCGAGCAAGAAAAAGAAAACGATGGTGCTTTGATTAACCACCGTTTCTTCCGAGGCACAGATAATTATAGGTAGCCGCCGCCACTACCACGGTCGCCGTAATCGCCGTCGTGCTGACGGTATAGGTTGGCGCGACCGTACCGCCTTGCTCTTGTACGATACAAACTGGCGCCGCGTTCCAAGCCGTGCCGAACGTCAGCGTCAACGTGGTGGTGCCGGTGGTGCTCGCCATCGTCCCGGCGGTATCGGTCGATCCGGTGCCGAGCACCGGCGATGCGCCACCATTGCTTAGGACCGGCAGGTTATTTGTTGCGATGCTCCCCGTCGCGATATGTCGCGACCATGCCGCATAACCAGTGCCGAAATAAAAGCCGCTTGTGCTGTCGCCAACGCCATAAACCGAGGGCGCCAAGGGATTGCCATTTTGGAAAACACCGATAATGCCCTGTGCCATGACAAGGCCGGCGCCGCCGAGTAGAGCCGCAAGCACTGCAAGTTTCTTGAACATAACCCAGTCCTTTCCTTATGCCGCGTCGATCAGGAAGGCTCGACGCAAAACCAATCGATTGCCACGCCCGCGCCCACTGAGGTCACATTGATGTAACCCGGCGCAAGCACATAGGAGATTGTGGAAGATTGCGAATGAACGACACAAAACGGAATGTTCGCCCAAACATTCGCAAAATTGATTTGGCAGCTCGTGTTTGCGCTTCCGGGGATCACGGTCCCGGCAACATCGGTCGACCCTTGCTGGAACGCAAACCCGGTCCCGCAAAGTGCGGCCGTGCTCGTCGGAACCGGCCCGCTGACCCGGACATGCACGCCGCGCGAAACCAAGGCCGGATTATTGACGCCACCGCCCTGGCCGATCGGTCCCGGCAAATTTCCTTGCGCCTGCACGAAATTGCCGACGGCGAGCACGCTCGCGACCGCAAGCGCGCCCCACCCCACGCCGAAAATCAGCCGTTCATGCCATCGCATCGGCGATGTGAGCCATTGTTTGAACATGATCACGCCACCCCGATCTTGTTCGCCAGTCCCGGCCACTTGGCGCCGGCAAGATAGGCGAGCACGATGACGATGATCAGCATCCAAGGAAGCCGCATGATTACTCTCCTATTCCCCGTATATGGCGAAACACAAATCCCCATCCCGCAAGGATGACGATCAGAAACAAAACGAACAACGCCCACTCTGTGGCGTTCATGTCCGCTTGGAATGGTGACGCATACCACTGCTTGAAATCCTGCCACATGGCATTGCACCCACATTCCATTTTTGATCGCTGCCGGCGGGGCCACTCTCACATAACCCCGCCGGCTACGCGCTCCCCGTCAGCGGGATTACGGCCCGCACGTGAAGCTATGTACTCGGGAACGATCCCGCGTTGATCGCCTGCGACTGTATCGCGAGCATTTCATAGGCGATGTTGAATGATGCGCCGCTATTGACCAAACTCGGATTGATCGCGAGCGACGTGTTGCCGAACTGATTGGTGTCGATCGGCTTGTTCCGATGATCGAGGTAGTAATGACCGGGCGGAAAATCCACGAGCATCATGTTGCGTGTCATCCATTGGACGAAAAACGGATCGAGTTTCCTCAGATACGTCATGTTCGCGACTTGGATGGCGATATAGTTCAAATCCGTTCCGAGATTGAGCGACCCGCCATTGTCGTATTGCAGGATTGTGCTCAAAAAGGTTCGGAAATTCGGATAAAAGATCGCGGTATCGAACCCGCTTGCTCCCGCCAAGTTGGTCGTGTTGATCAAGAGATAGTTGTAGCTCAGCGAGATTGCCGGCAGCACAGGCACGCCATTCGAGCGCGGGAGTTGGTCGAGGTAGCACTGATACACCTGTATCGTGACCGCTGACAGAATGCCGAGGTTCCCCGTGGTCGTGCTCTTGTAAGCAGCCTGTGTTGCGTCCGTGGTATTGCTCGCCACCACCAAATTCGGATTGATTGTGAGCTGCAAGCGCCACTGTGCGCTCGTGACGCCCGCATAGATCGCGCCCCGGAGATCGTAATCGTGATAGGCAATCGGAATCTCAAAAAACAGCCGAAAGGGCACGGCGGCCGTGATGCTTGCCGGAGCGTTCATCACGTCATAGTTGGAACCGAGCTGCGCGGGGCTGTCATTGACAAACGCTGCGCCGATCGGCGCACGGTTCCGCGCGGTGCCGAGCAAAAACAGATGCCACCCGGTAGTATTGACCCGCTGCACATTGTTGAGATCGGTCAGCGTAATGTTGCTGAAAAAGTTCGCCATCCCGAGCGGAGTGCGATTGAGCGTTTCGGCCGCCGCCTGTGCAAGCGTTCCGGTCACTTCAACGACAATCTTGGTATTCAAACCAACATTGTTCATCACGACAACGCTGGTCTGGCCGATCGCCGCATTGTTGCCTGAGAATGTGATCGGCGCCAACGGCTGTTGCATCGGCTGTGCAATGGCGAGCACAGCGGCCTGTGCTTGATCGTTCGTGTTCTGAGTGTAACCGCCGCCCCCGCCACCCTGTTGTCCGCCCTTGGCACGCATGGCGCGCTGTCGCTGCCGATTAAGCCCGGCCGCCGGCGTTTCGCGTGAGCGCCAGGAATAAGCCGCACCGCCTGCAAAAAGATCGCGCTTCATTTTCATCGTCATCGGTATCGTTCCTCGCGTTGCTCCGGTACGAACCGGACTTCACTGTTGCGGAGCTGGTACGATCAGCGCCAAGGCCATCCCGGCAAACGCTACGATCAAGAGGATAATTATCCAATTGATCGGCGAAAACAAAATCTCGGTATTGATCAGTCGGGGCATGTCAGCCACCGAGCTGCGGCAGATGCTGACGTACCAGCGATGCGCCGGCCGCGAAAACGCCCCACGCCACGGCCACGATCAAAACAATCGTAATGATGTTCGGAGCGTTCACGCTGATATAAACCGGCTCGCTCATTTGTACCTCACAGCCATGTCCGTTTCGGCCTCAATTTCGCATCGATGCGCTTCACAATTTCATTCGCTTCGGGCACAGGCTTGATCACATATTTGCTATCGCTCTTTACGCTGTACCAACGCGAATGAAACCGCGGCAATTTTTCATCCGGGTATTCGGCGGGGCGCCAGCTCATGAAACCCTCACCTGTCCGATCTTCGATCGTTTTCCGGTCGGCTTTCGCGTTGAGATCAAAAACAGCAACGTGCGAAGCTTCGGAAAACGCGAATGGACTAACCCGAACGGGCCTTTGCGTGAGAGTGATCACAGGGATACGCTTAGAACGGCCTTGCGTCAATATGCCCTGAAACGCACCCTTTTGAATGTTAGGTAACATATAACCCTCATCGACAAACAAGCCGACGTTTTCGTGTGACCAGACGCGCCATAGCCAGTTTTCGGTTTGATCTTCTAAATCTGGCCTCGATGGCAAAATATAAAGTCCCGGTTCATCGGGAACGTCCGAAAAACCAATCTTGCGCGCTCTTTCAAGAGCTGCGAAAATTTCTTCGCCCTTGTAATCGATGACAAGCCAAGTTTTATTTGTTAAATCCTGCAACGCCAAAAGGAAGGCGCCCAACATTGTTTTGCCACTCCCATTGCGTCCGACAACAGAAGTATGTTCGTCATCGGCAGGAAGGCGAAAAGGTTCGGTCACGGCCTTTTGTCTTTGTCCAGGCACATATTGACGCGCCGAGTCAATTCGTCCAGCCGCGCACCCTGCAAATTCACTCTTTCATCGCGTGCACGGTTTTCGGCTTTTGTCTCGGCAAGCTGAATAAGGACACCATCCATTTTGTCGAGCTTCTTATCAACACCGTCAAGCCGCTCTTTCAAAACGCGCGTGTCAGTCTTGATTGTCCAGACAAACGCAAAAGCAGTTGTGACCACGGTGATAACCGTGGTCACAATACGCTCGATGAAGTCAACCGGAACACTCACGATCAATCCGGTATGATCGCCCACCCTTGCGCAAGCAAGAGCGCCGCCGTCGATTGGTTCGCTTGCTCCCACGCAACCGTGATCGTTTTGTTTTTGTAGTCAATATGACCCATGGCGCCGAAATGAAGCATCCCGGCGAGTGTGTTCGCAGCTCCCGTGTTGCCGGCGCCGAGCGCTGCCGTGATTGCGTTGGTAATCGAGGTCAAAGCCGTTGTGTTCATCATGGTCAGTGCTCTCCACTCGTGACGATTGCAGTTTCCGGTACCTTTTTCATGTTCCAGTGCGCATACACGCCCCAAAGGATTACGCCAAGGTCGCCGGCGAGCACGCCAACGCTGTCGACCGTCAACCCGTGTGACGTGATCCATGTTCCCGCGGTCCCGGAAAGCATCGCCACCGCGAGCTTGCGCACAAGCGAGCCGATTTCGTCTGCGTTCATGTCAAGGCCCCCGCCATTTGCCCGTCAGCATCAAATCACGCTCCGCAGCTCGGCGCTTTTCGAGGCCCGCGTTCACACGGCCGCCGGCATGATCCCAAAGCATGAGGGCTTGTGCCCCCGCCGCGAGGTTGCCGGTGTTGATCAAATGCAGGGTAGAGCTGCGATCGAGCGCACCCACATTGAAATCGAAGCTAACCAGGGCGTCAAAAACGTCCTGCGAGATCGGCACCGTCACGTGATGATTAACGTCCGCTTCAACAGCCGCGAGATCGCTCGACAAGATTGCGTCGGCTTCCTCCCGCGTGACGGCCATCCCGACATAGACGCGCGGCAAACCGGCTGCGCTCGTATGCCCATAGCCGATCGTGAGCGTGCCGCGTACATGGCCGCCGGCCGGGACAACCCGATCGGTCGCGTCATCATAGGCGCTCAGGATCAAACCCTCGTAAGCTTCGATCAAGGCCCGTCCATTGGCGCTCGTTTTCATGGGTGGATTGATCAAGGAAGCCTCCTAATGTGCGCCAGCGAGTGGCGGAACGTCGATTTCGCCTATTCCCTCGACATACATCTTGGACCACGCGCGGGGATCACCGGGCTTTGCGTGCTCTTTTTGGAGAGGAACCGGCGCCGGATTGGGATTCGCTGACGGCGCCGGTTGAGACTGCGGAGCGGCCACCGCAGTCTTAGAGGCCTTGGCGGAAGCAAACAGCCGCGTGCCATAGACCATGGCAATAGCCATGAAAAATGCGTAATGATCGGCGGCCTTCTCACCAACTTCGGGGATATCGTACCACCGCGAGACACGGCCGAACGTCTCGGCGAGCCGGCCGGCCTCATCGTCTTCAAGCGCCCATTGCGGCGCCTTAGCAATCGTCGCCAACATCAAGTGTGTGTCTAGAATGATTGCTTTGAAGCCGCCTAAAGAAATCGAGCCTTCCGCCTTGCGGGGGCCACGGGGACGGCCACGGTCACTGCGGGGCTTGCGGTTAGCGGTTCCACCGTCACCGCCGCTTCCGTCACCGCCGGCAGGGGTGACACTGGCGAGGTCGACGGTTCCGCCGGCGCCGCCGAGCTGGTCACTGTTACCACCGGGATTGCTGCCGCCAGTTTTTCCGTCATCGATTGCAGCTCCGTTCGCAAGCTGTTGATCCCCTCCCACAACTTTGCGTGGGCGTCCCGGTTTTCCGTTTGCCATGTCTCACACTCCCCGCGCAACGTCGTTATGCGCCGCGCCAATTCGTCCCGTAGCGTCGCTTCAGCCAGGGCATCGCGTGCCGCTTCTGCCGCTTCGATCCGTTGTTCCGCGGCTTCGATCGCGGCCTCCGCTTCCGCCTCTACTTGCTCGACGCTCGCAGCGGCAACAGCGCCGGCCGTTTCGACGGCGGCGGCAACGGTTTCAGCGGCAGGCGTCGTCATGTTCGTTTTCTTTCATAAAATGCCAGAAATGCCAGAAAGGCGAGAAACCCGCCGTTCAAGCACCCCGATCCGCCGAGCAAGATCACGAATATCGGGATGCAACGTGTTGTCGAAAATCGCCGGCTCTAAGCCGGCTCGTGAAAATTTTCCGGCACCGTCAGCTCGTGTGCCCCGTATTTCATCATGAACGCGCGCACGTCATCGACAAAGCCGGGCGGCACCTTGACGCCGGCTTGCGCAATGCGTTCGTTCACGAGCGTCCAATGCGCGTCGACGCGTGCTGCAAGGTTATCATAAGCCCGTTGCAGGTTGTCCATTCGCGTCACCAACGCGGTCGCCGTCATTGTCTGCGGTTCCGGCGGTTTCCTGTCGTGCTCGGTTAGCTCTAGAGGTGCGGTCGCTTCCATCTTTGAATTGCTCCATCAATTTAATTATGAGACCGCGCTGAATTGCTTGCTCTTGTCGAATTGCGAGCTGTCCTGTGCGCAATTCATCCAGGCTCGCCGCAATCTTTGCCACGTTTTGCTGAAACGTCAAAACATTTTCCTTGATTGCGTTGGTATCGAAACCGAGCGATTTAACTAGTATTTCCATACCGCTTGCCATGTGATATCCGGCCCGCGTCTTCGCGGTGCCGCTCCCTTAGTTCGGATTGGTCGTATAGATGAAAGCCGCGCTCAGAAAATATGCGGCCGGTGTTGCTATCAGCCTGATACGATACGTCAACGTGGCGTCAAGCTTCAAATTCATTTTTTGCGCCGATTGAACGATTGTAGGTGTCGACGTGTTGCCGGGAAATATCCAAGGGAAAATTTGAATGCCTCCCGACACCTCAAGTTGCGCGTCAAATAGATCGGCAATCGTGCCCTCAGGTTGTGCCCAAACAAAGGCATGTGTCAGATAAATAAAACCATCGGTATAAGGCGAGCCGAACATATTTGCGCCGGCAACCCACGCGCCAGTCGTTCCCGTGGTAATCATCCCCGCGCGAATATCGGTTTGGTCGCCTAAAGCTGGTATCCCAAAATTTGTGTTGTAAATTGTGGAACCGCGCGAAATCGAGGCACTCGCGAGATTGAGATCAATAGCCGTATTCAGCTCCGCGTCCGAATAGGCCTGCATGAGGATATTCGTGAACCATATCCCGGTCACGGGGATGTTGTTGGCAGTCAGCCCCTCGACAAACACCTGCACTTGCAAGTCCTGCGTTATGCAGGGATACCAATCGGCTGTGTTCGGTGCCGCTGATATCGTCATCCCGGTTGACGGAAACCGCACATAGACCGGGACCGCGCTTGCGGTATTGTCGATGTAGACGCTGTTGAGGATATCGATTGACGGCCGGGTTGCTCCGGTCAACAGATTGAACGTCACACCGAGATTGACCGGGCTTCCGCCGATCAGCGTTGCGTAAAGTGACCAATCGATGCGCAACGGAACGACTGTGGGAGGATACGAAGAATTTCCGCCGAGCTGCAAGGGTTGCCCGGCTGGAATGCCTTGAACGGCCGTCAAGGGCAACGTCGGGATACCGAGGAAAGAACGCATTAGCCGATCACCATCGGGATTGAGCTGCGCGGCTTGCCAAGGGGAGGCGCCGCATTGATATGGCGATACAGCTTGTTTTTGCCGGGATACCAGAAACGCCAGGGATCGGCCGCCCATTGCATGAGCTGCGGCCAATCGAGGAACGTACCTTGCGACACCATTCCCGCTGCGACATATCCGCCGAAATAAGCGGGTGTTTGCGAGGTAAACGTACCTACGAGAAAATCCTGTGCCGTGGCTGACCACGCCGGTTGCCCGGCGCCAGCTTTGTTGAATTGCACGGCGCCAGTTATCAAATTCGTCCCCACCGCATACATGGCCGTGGTGTTGAACGAGATCGCGAGGAAAAACGGGATACCGATCGGAACGATTATTCCGGTATTGACATTACCGCTGTCATATAGCAAAAAGGCGCCGGACGTGTTTATGCCAAGCCCGACATTCGCGCCGCCACTCCACATATATCCGGTCCCGCCGCCGCCGACATTGTATGCGCTCATGACAATGATGAAAGCCGCAGTCGTCGCACTAACGGAAGCCGACGATTGATTGCCTAGATAAGCGTAAGCGCCCGTCGTCAGAAAACCGACGCATGGACCTATCACACCATGATTTTTGAATACTTGCGAGCCTGAGAGTGTGAAGACTTGCCCGTCCATAAGGGAAACAAGGCCATTGGTTCCTGTGCAAACAAACGAGCAGCCGAAGTTGCGTGAAATTTTCCCATAACCGACGGGATGCGAGGTATCAACGCTCGCCATTCCGCCCGGAAAGAAAAATGGGCGCCGATTGTTGAGAGCGCTCATGCGTTCAGATTGATGTTGTAGGTACGATAGAAACAATTTTGCTGTGCAGCCGTACTCGTGAAATTGAAACCGGAGTTGTTTTGCATCGCGAGCAAAAATGATCCCGGCGGCAAAATAATGCCCTGATAAAAGCCGATCAACAGGGTTTGCGACGCTGCCGCGACCAGCGGGATCACGGCGCAGGGCGGGAAAGTCGGGGTTTTTGCGGCTTGCGTCCCGGCCGTCAATTGCCCGTCGCCATAAGTGGAACCATCGTCCAGCAAGGCATAAAGCCATAAGGCGAGATTGGCGCCGGCCGCGATCGTATTCGAGGCAATCTGACAGCGCACACTAATGTCCATATATTGATCAAGCGCCGTGCCATTGGTGATTGCGCCGTTGTTTGATAAAACAGTGTCGCCAGTAGGCAAACTTGCAAGATCGGCGGTTGCGCTTGTTTTGAATGCGGTCGTCCAAGTGAGGCCCGCGCCATTGCCGGCCGCCCATGCTGTTTTGTTTGCCATGGTGTTTCCTTTAACTTTTGGTGACTGTGAGCTGCGCCGTGACACGCTGCAAAGTCGTGACGCTGTTGACGTTGAATGCAAGGATATCACCGGCCGTCAAGGTCGTCGTCCAGCCGGTCAAGGTGGTGTCGCTGTATTTTTCCGCCGAGCTGATTGTCGGGATTGCGCTTGCGGTAATGCTATCGCCGGCGGCGGGATGTGTCGGCGGGGCAAAGTTTGCATAGGTTGTTTTCCAAATGTCCACAACGATCGACCCGGTTTGATCCGCGAACAAGAGCACGCCAGTAATCGTGGCATTGAACGGAACCGAAATGTACCCTTTGACGCCTGTGGTGATCGTGCTCCCGCCGCCATCGATTATCATCGGGATTGTGACGTTGCCAGCGGGGCCTGTGGCGCCTGTGGCGCCGGTGGCACCGTTCGTCCCGTTTGTTCCGGCTGCTCCGGTCGGTCCTGTCGGGCCTGTCGGGCCTGTCGGGCCTGTCGGGCCTGTCGGGCCTGTCGGGCCTGTCGGGCCTGTCGGGCCTGTCGGACCAGCCGAGCCGCCGCCGCCGCCAATGTAGTTGATGATTGCGTCCAGGGTTGCGGTCATGCTGTGACGCTCTTGATCAAGCCGCCGAGATTGACCGCGCTCGTCGAGCTCATCGTCAGGGCGTTGCCGGGCGATGTCTGGAGCTGCGGCGTGCTGCCGTTCAGAAACAGCGAGCCATTGATACCGAGTGTTATCAAGCCCGTCAGCGGCTTGGCGCTGGCGCTAGGACCATCGAAGAATTGCACCGTAGTCGCGGCCGAAACGTCGAAAACCATCGCATACACGCGCGCGCCCTGAACGGCGGAACCGGCAGCAATGATCGTGTTATCGGCTATCGCGGAGAGCGGTTGAAAATTGAGCGGCGCCGCAACGAGTGGAGGATTGCACGGCCACCAATGATAAGGCATGGGAATGTTGTAGAGCTGCGTCGAAATCAGCAAAGCCGCGTTTGTCGACGCTGCGAAGCGAAAGCCGTCGCCATAGGCTGGAGTGATTTCAAAATAACCCTGAGAAAAGGGCTGGACACTGATTGTTTGGCCGTTGTCGCCTATGCCGGCAACATTGAAATTGAATTGTTCCGGGTTAAGCGAATTATCGACCCAAAGCGATTGAACGAAGTCCAGCTCGTTCGCCAGCTCTTGCACGAGATCACCGGCAATTGAACCGGGGCCGATCGTTCGAAAATCGAAATCAATCGGGCAGGATTTTGCGCCCGCAATTTTAGGAGCGTGTAAATTCGGAATTGTGATTATGGGGCGCATGCTGTCGGTTCCTTACGCTTTTCAGCGAAACATGTGTTGCATAGGTACAGTCCAACATCGGGAACAAATTCCCATCCGATAGTAGACCTGATATCGGATATGCCGACAATATGCGCTTCATGCGCAATGAAAATATCTCCACATTTTGCGCATTGATATTTCATGAAGTTAAC